GCTGAAGCTTCCAAAATTGAGAATAAAGTTATATCAGAGAAAGAATATAATATACTAATGAAGGATAAGACTTTTCAGAAGTCTGTTGTCGATAGTGTGCAATTTTACGGAACAAGGATCAGACAAACGATATGTGCAGGAGATAAACTGTTAAGTGAAATTGTTTATCCAGAGAATATAGTTGATTATCCATTGATTCCTTTTCATTATAAGTGGACTGGAACTCCATATCCAGTATCTGCTGTGGCTCCTCTTGTAGGAAAACAGAAAGAAATAAATAAATCTCACCAGATAATGGTACACAATGCATCTTTAGGTTCGTCGTTAAGATGGCTGTATGAGGAAGGATCAATAGATCCAGAATTGTGGGAACAATATTCTTCTTCACCAGGAGCATTACTGCCTACAAGACCAGGATCTGAACGTCCAACTCCGATTATGCCAGCTCCATTATCAAATGCATTCTTTTCTATTGTTCAGCAAGGAAAGGCAGATATGGAATATCTTGCTGGAATTTATTCGTCAATGCAGGGCGATACTCAGCAACAGCATGAAACTTTCAGAGGAATGCTTGCATTGGATGAGTATGGAACTAGAAGAATTAAGCAATGGATGAAGCATTCCATAGAGCCAGCTCTAAGGCAGTTGGGAAAGGTTATTATGCAGATATCACAATCTGTATATTCAGCTAATAAGAGATTTAGGATCATACAGCCATCAGCTATTCAGGAAGAAAGAGAGCAGGAAATTAACATTCCAATCTATAATGATATGGGAGAAGCAATTGGGAAATCAATGGACTATTCGGCTGCTAAGTTTGATGTCAGGATAGTAGCTGGATCTACACTTCCAGTAAATAGATGGGCATATCTTGCTGAATTGAAGGAACTTTTACAGTTTGGAGTCATAGATGACATTGCAGTTCTTGCTGAGACTGATGTTAGGAACAAAGAGCAAATAGCTAAACGTAAGAGTCTCTATTCACAACTTCAGGGACAATTACAAGGCTTGCAGGAATCTCTTAAAGATAAAGAAGGTACTATTGAAACTCTTGAAAGACAATTAGTACAAGCTGGAATTAAGGGTAAAGTCATGCAGGCTGAAATGGAGATCACCAAAAAGAAAGAAGAAGTAAAGGGTGATCTGAAAGATACTTACCGTTCTACAGAAGCAAAACAGAAGCTTTTACAGAATGTAATGGTCAATGAAGCAGATGCTACAAAGAAAGATTTATCAAGAGAATTACAATTTGCAAAAAAAGATTTGCAAAGTGATAATAAAAAGCGGTAACATTAAAAGAAGCAAAGGGAATAAAAATGACAGAAACAGCAGGTAACCCCGAAATTTCTTCAGCTAATGAAGTTGAAAATGAGGTTTTTGGCTCCTCTGAGGGCTTTTTTGAAGCCTTAGAAGAAGATGTAAATGGCATAATTGCCGATAGTAACACTGAGGCAACCCAACAGACAGTTGACACCGAACAGGTAACTCAACAGCAAACTGTTGGCTCCGACAACGTGGGTTGGGATGATGACGGTAATCCTTACAAGAAACGCTACCAAGATAGTAGCCGTGAAGCCGTCAAGCTGAGAGAGAGGTATAAAGAGGTTGAACCTTTTGTGCCTGTTCTTGAAGCAATGAAAAACGATAGCGGATTGGTTGAACATGTTCGTGACTATCTGGTGAATGGAGGTAATACTCCAAAGAGTGTACAAGAACATTTGGGATTAGATGAGGATTTTATGTTTGATGCTAATGAAGCAATGACAGACCCCGATTCTGATTCAGCAAAAGTTCTGAATGCTCAAGTAGATAAAGTCGTTCAGCATAGAGTAGGACAAATATATCAGGCTGAGAAAGCTAATGCTGTTAAAGTACAGCGGGATGCTCGACAACAGACAATGGAAAGAGATTTTATCAAAAAGAAAGGCATGAGTGATGAGCAGTTTGCAACATTTAAAGAAGCTGCACAAAATCATGTACTTACACTTGATGATATCGACTATCTATTGAATCGAGATCAGGCTAATGCAAATGTTGTCCAATCTACAAAGAATGATATGCTTACCCAGATGAAAAATGTCAGGAATATACCGACTACCGCTAGCGGAGCTAACAGCCAGACCGAAGAGAAGAATCCAGATGACACTTTGTTTGATGGGATCTTAGGTCTGGATGGCGATTTAGACAATCTGTTCGGGTAGGTTAAGTTATATAAGGTCATAAGTGACCTAGGATCTATCTGAACTTAAAATAAGGAGTTCGATATGTCTGATTTTTTATCGGTCATAACACCGAACACTGATCTAACTGTAGCGGACTTTGATGGACGTGGCCCAGGTACAAGTACTGGTTTAGCTACTGGAGATATACGAAGAAAGTATAACTTTGGTAGTCGAGTATCTGAACTGGCAATTCCTCAAGATCCGTTCTTTAGGTTTGTAAGTAAAGTGTCGAAAAAAGCAACAGACGATCCTCAGTTTAAGTTTTCTGAGAAAAGACCTTCCTTTCACAAGCGATATGCCTATGTCATAGGTCATGTAGATGGTGGTGCTGATGTATTTGACGATTCATTGATGCAACAGTCAGATTCAGGTTCTGCTGTATCTGCAGTTGGTGATAGAATGAAAGTGTACATGTCTACTGACTATGCATCACAAGGCAATCTTCAGAATGTCTATAATGAGAATAGCAATAACTATGATGTTGGTGCTTCTGGCACCCGACCAGCATTTTTCTTGCCTGGTCAATTAGTTAAGATTCCTGGTAAAGCCAGTGCAACAGATACTGGTACTTCAGGGTATCAAATTCTCAGAATAGAAACTGTTACTGATAGTCTTTCTAAGACTGCTGGTGGTGGATCAAAAGAATGTGTGGCTCTAGAAGGCACTCTCGTTAAATACGATAGTGGTGCTTTAGAGTTTTCATCATTCTATAATGATACCCCATCTGCTGGTGGTGTTGGAACGGCAACTGATAATGATGAACAAGTATCAGATAGAAGTATTGCTGGTGAATTAGAGGCAAACAGATCGTATGTGATAGGTTCTGCATTTGGAGAAGGAACTGGTTTCCCCGAAACTTGGGTAGATCAACCTTTTTCATCTAATCATGGACTTACTCAAATTTGGAAGACTTCAATGGCAATGACCAATACGGCCAGAGCCACAGTATTGAAGTTTGAACCAAATGAGTGGGCACGTGTGTGGAAGGAAAAGCTGATTGAACATAAGTGGGATATTGAAACGTCATTACTATTTGGATCTCAGTATTCAGATGGTGATAGCATTCAATATACTCAAGGTGCAGTGGATTACATTAGTAACTATGGCAATCAATTTAGTTTGACTATTGCTTCTAAGACTCAAGATGATTTTCTTGATGATCTTTCAAGTTATGTGGATCCAAGATACAATCAAAGTAAAGCAACATTATTCTTCTGTAATACAGCAGTATATAATTGGCTTCATAAACTAAGTGGATATTTTGCGAATAATCTCGAAATATCGCCTAACTTTAGAGCTGATATGTCACTAACTGGAAAGAAGAAGGTATTTGGTGTTGATATAAGCACATTTTCAACTGTGTATGGCGACATGCAGGTTGCACGTAATGTCCATCTTGATGGTACAAATGTGAAAATGCTTGGTATCAATATGAAAAACTGTGCTTACAGACCTTTGGTTGGTAATGGTATTAATCGTGATACTTCAGTCTACGTAGGAGTTCAAACTTTAGAGAACTCAGGAGTCGACCGTAGAGTAGATCAAATCTTAACTGAAGCTGGCATGGAATGGTCAATGGCTGAATCCCATGCTATCTGGACATAAGGAGTAAATCATGACAAATCCAATGTATGGACAGAATAAAGCTGATGGTAAAATACAAGATGGTAGACATGAGGTGCTGGTTACGAATGATGATCTTTCACTAGTAGCTGCTCAATCAGGTGCTACTGTTTTTGTAAATGCTGCTGCTAAAGAAATAACTCTTCCAGCTGCTAAAGCAGGATTAAATTACAAAGTTATTTTAGGAGTTGATACGACTGCTGGAGCTAAAATAAATGCTGCTTCTGGAGACTGTTTCTTTGGTCAAATAAAGGTGCTTTCTACAACAGATGATAAGACTGAAGTTCAAGACATAGATTATGCTACTGCCATTGCTACTGTAGCAAACTATGATGTTCTTGACTTCACATCTAATTCTGCGACTCTCGCAGGAACATCTGGTGATGTTATAGAAGTTATTGCAGTAGATGATATAGCTTGGTGTGTATTAGCTTGTCTAACGACAGTACACGCTGAACCAGCTTCGACTGCTATAATTAACGCATCGTAAGGAGATAACTGATGGCTTTAGTAAAAGTCGGTTCACATCCTTCACATGGTGGACAAGTTGTTTTTAATGCTACTGCATCATTTACTCTTGACCCTAGTGATTCTGGAAAGATATTTATCTTGAAAGATGCTGCTATAACGGTTACTTTGCCAACGCTTAGTACTAATATAGCAGGATTTCAGGTTAAATTAATTTCTGGAGATGGTAACAATCATGTCATAGCTGGTGGTAATAGTCTGATATACGGTCAAATTGGTGATTTTGCTGCTGGTGATTTTGAGCGTATAGCTGCAGCTAGTGGATATACCTTAACAAATGGAGAAATTGGAGATTGGTTTGAACTTATCTCTGATGGTACCAATTGGTATATATCTGGTCTGACTGATAATGGAGCTTAGTCTTAGGATAGTGAGCTAAACAAAATGGATTTGAGAAGGTTGCTGATATGGTTTTTGCTTCCTTTCGGCTGTACTGGTGACCTTCTCTCTTCATAAATAACATGGCAGATTTTCAATCACAAGCAATGGGGTTAACAGGGTTAACCATAGATGCTAGTTCTACTGCTCCAAGTAGAGCTGAATTCTCCACATTTTTAAATGATGGAGTTATTGACGTTACTAATCGAGTAATAAGATTAAGACCTCAAGATATGGAAGATTTTTTAAGGGAGAGTGCTGAAACAACATCAAATGCATCTTTAGATATTAATGGAGCTAAAATTTTATCAGTAGTAAGAGAAGATGGAGTTACTAGTGATAATTGGAGACCTTGCAGAAAAGTATCTCCATCTCAACAATATCTTGTAACTGATGTAAACAGTCTCCATTTTTCATCAAAATTTTATCCATCATATATGGTGGGAGATAATGGTTTGGTTAGTGTTTTTCCAGCTCCAGGAGCGGATCCAAACGCATTTAAAGTTTATTATGTAAATAATGCACCTGTAGAAACAGATGGAACTGCATTAGATCATGCTAGTACAGGTATTAAGTATTTTCCAAATGATAAAGTATATTTAGTGATTTTATATTCAGGTATCAAATCTCTTCAGAGTGCTTTATCTGCTGTGGATATATCTACTTTCAGTCTTTCATCTGTTCCTCCAGATGTTCCTAGTTTAACTGCGGTTAGCTTTAGTGAGACAAATGCATTAAGTATTTCAGCTTCTGTGCCTGGAACTCCATCTGATCCAAGTATTAGTTCTCCTGGTGTGGCAACGGTTGC